AACTGTAGATTTATTAGCTGTATAAGTAACACTTCCACCATTTGCAGTTGATGGATCAAATAAATTATTCTGTGACATTATATTCTTACTGTCAAAGATTGTAAGTGGGTTTGATACTCTTAATCTTCCAAATGCATCAGTATTATTACCTCCAATGCTTACAGGTTGTGTAGTTATATTTACATTATCACAAGACATTAACAGCCATTCTTTCCAGACATAAACCAAGTTTGCGCTTCAGCTATATCTTGAGCATCTTGTGTAAATGTATTGTTTAATTGTAATACCATCTGCTCTAATGTTCTAATAATCTGGTCCATCTGTTGTTGATTATATTCTGGTGTAGCGTTTGCAAGTCTGGGTTGATCTAGTTTAGCCATTACCTTAAACCATCCTGTTGTCCGTCAATCCTCAATGTTCCGTACCTCCATTTAGTATCAATATCTGAACTTATAATTTTAATTGCAACCTGTCGCCCACGCGCGCGCATGTCGACTTTAGTTGTTGTTGAATTTACAATAGTGCTTGATGCAACTGTTTGAGTTGCGCCTGGATATTGTCTTACTAAAAATTGCATATTAAGATTACCAGATTGATCCTTAAAATCCGGTATGTATCGTTTAATAAACATAGAATGATCTCCATCTACAATGTCCACGTCTCCCGAAGTAATGAACGCGGTGATTGGATCTGTGTCATCATTCGTTCCTTTTTCTTGGTCATATAAAGTAGATACACCAGCAGTTAAACCAATAACTGTAGGTTGTGCAAGTGTTGTAGAATTTGGCATATATTTTGTAGCTAATGGATTTGTAAATATATCTTTAGAAGCCCAAGTTGTTCTAGCTAAAGTTCCAATAGTCCATAATCTTTCAAGATAATTATAAGTTACAACTCTGTTAATTGCAGTAGAACTACCTGATGCATAGAACCAATTCACTTCTGAAAAGTCTAGATTAACCCCTGCATAAATAATAGAATGTTCATCTTCATTTAAATCTTGGAATACATAATCTTGTACTGAACATGGAATTTCTTTTACAACCCCGTCAAACAAATAGAATGCTCCATCTGACATCCAATAGACAACGTTCTCCGCTTCTACAGCAGAATGCGCAGATAACGTTCCGCAGTTCGTACCAATTTGTTTAAATGAGAATGTAAATGGTGGTCCGACAAACTGCATAGAATGAGCTGATGTATTAGTTAATATTAATATATCTCCTCTTGTTGGAACTGCAGTTACAATTCTATTTCCTGATGATAATCTTTGAAATCCTGCGGTATTCGTTGCATTGGGTGTAAAGTCTGTAATAGATTCTTGTGAACCAAAGAGCACGGCCATCGGATCATAAGTTGAACTTGTTCCTGGTGTTGTTTGTGTACCAAAGAATATTACATGTCTATCTCTTGGAGATACTGTCATATAATTAGATTGTGTTGGAGCATTAGATAATAATGTAGCTCTAGTATTTCTTGCAGGTAAAAATGCAGAAGTGTCAAAAAAGAAAGTTCTACCACCAACTATTGTTGCAATAATATCTTCACCAAAGTTATCTATTTGCCATATTCTTGGACTAGCAGTAATAACTCCTGTTGGTCTTGGTGTATTCCAAGTAGAAAATCCCCATGCACCGGCTCCCCATCCATTACCAATTGTTGTAATATCTGATCCTATATTTATTTGAAATGCTGCACCTGTTGCCGATCCAGAAGTAGTTACTGCTCCTGGTGTTCCAATTGTAGCTACATCTATTGTAAAGTTATTAGAATCTATAATATTTTGAATCTCAAATTCTTGAGCCATATTAGTGTTAGTAATATTTATAACACTTACTCCAGTAACTCCTGAAAATGTAACAAAGTCTCCAGCGATTGCGCCATTAGATGTTGCAAGAACGTTTACAATGGTTGTTGCTGATGTGAATGTAAATACTGCTGGAATAGTAGTTGATAAAGGTGTGATGTCATAAAAGTTGTTATCGTAATAAGTATATAGTTTTCTATCTGTACCGATGATCGCTAATGAGTCTCCTGCTAAATCTGTATAAGTGTGAATATCTCTTGCAGCACCAATTAAATTAGTACCAACGGCAGGTTCCCAACCACCTATCTTTTCAGGAACGCCGTACCTAAAACGCACGTTATCACAATCAACCCAACCACCTTCTGCTCCGTATTGAGTATTTTGTTTATCTATTCCTGGTCTAAATTGTAGTTTATTAATTGGCATAAGCTATTCTTATACCACCAGATTTGTTGATTTACACTACTTTAGTGAATGGTGGTAATCCTAACAAAGGTCTTTTATCATATAAATTGGAATCTGCAAACTGTCCATTTACATGGTTATAATGCAAGAAAACTTGAGCACAAATGTTACCAGTAAATTCTTCTCTCCAATGTTCTAACTCGCAACCAGAATAAACTAACATATCACCTGGTTCTAGATCTACTCTTATGCCTTTTGGTGCATCTGGTTTCATTATATTCTTATATTCATCAATTACGTTATTACTTCCTGTTGTATCTAAATAGATAGCCCAAGGATCTCCACCTAGATTTAATGTAGTAGATATCTCACAAGATGGTCTATCTTTATGTCTTTTTAAAATAGAACCTTTCTCGTACACGCGCGCGTACGAGTACGTAGGTATTAAATTAAGATTAGTTTGTTGTTTCATTATAGGCATAACTTTCATAAGTAATGTTTCCATAACAAAATCTGCATAATGAGAATATACATTTGGAACTTGTTGATCTTTCCACGTTCCTAGCATCCCGTTTTCCGCTACTATATTATTTGTGTATAGATAATTAACAGCATCACGTTTGAGTAGAAAATAGTTAAATACAAAATTAGCAAGATCGTATGGTATTGCTTTTTTAATTACTTGATATTTATTCTGGGCGAAGCTCATGCTTGCATACCTGCTTGTAAAAAATTAAAGGATACTGATATTCTTATATCATCAGATTCATTTGGATCAACACAATGGTTTAACCATGATGGAAACATAATTAATCTTCCTGCAATTGGTTTATAATGAACTTCTCTCCAAAGGTAAGATGGAAGTTGACCTTCTTTTCTTTTTGGATGAGTCATAGCTGCAACTGATTTTGGATCTTCACATTTTAAATGTCCACAATTTTCTGGTGTTTTGATATAATAAACACCTGACCATAATGAATTAGGATGCATGTGTGGTCTATTAAAACCACCTTTGTAATTTATATTTGCCCACATATTACCAAGAAATGGTTCATTATCTAATAACTCTTCTTTATAAATATGAAACTGTGCTTTAAATAATAAATCAACAAGATCTATATATTCTGGAAGTTTATGCATATTTGTTTCACTATGCCATCCATTCATATTAGTTTTTTGAAGACCTTTATCTTTTTTAGACCATTCAATAATATGATGTTCTAAATGTTTATTTAATTGTGGTGTTCCAACATCAGCAACATAGATTGGAGTTGCAAAGAATAATTCTCTATTCATCATTTAAATGGTGTACCGCCAAACCACATAACAAGTGATTTTCTTACGCCTTTTGTAATTGGTATTACTCTGTGTCTTATATAACTTGCAAAGAATATTGCTTGTCCTTGTTTAGGTCTTGCAATCTTTCCATCTGACATAAGTTCAAGTCCACCACCTTCAAATTCTGATTCATGTGATAATAAACAAGTCATAGATATTTTTCGCACCGGTGGTTCATTTGCACAATTAACATCTGAATCTATATGCCAATCGTAAAATCCACCTGCTGGATATTCTGTATACTGTGCGGGTTCTGTTATTTGCATTCCTTCAAATCCAAAATGATTGCCATTAGTTTGAAGCATAATTCTTTCTAATGTTTTATACATTTCAGGTAATTTATTAAATGGTATCCAACTAATATGTGAAGTTCTAACCTTTGTATCTACCACACCTCCTTTACCTCCTCCAACCTGTCCACTTTCTTTTGGTTCAGATTGACCTGCATTTATAATTAATTGACATTGTTCTGGTGTAAATATTGGTGAAGTTGTTTCTACAATCAAAGACTTCCAACGTGGTTCTGTTATTATCATTGTGCTCCTCTGTTTGATATTGGGTCATAAAGAACATCGCAATTTGCAGCAAGTGTTCTTCTTGTCTCATTTGTACCGTTAAATGGATATACACAATGTCTCATGTCATACGGAAATATATAAAAGTCTCGTAGTTCCATTGGTGGTTGATAATCTACTTTAGCAAATTGACCAGATGAAGATCCTAGTATTTGTAGCTTTCCATTTTGTGGAGCTTGTTCTGCTGAATATTCTACACCATAAGTATTTGGTAATTTTAAAATCATAACTGAAGATAGACCTGTGAACAAATTGCCCTGATGTACGTGCACAGGATTATATTCATGAGCTTTCATTTCATTAACCCAGATTGAATTTAAATGAGTTTGATATTTTCTAATATGATTAAATTCTAAATAATGTTTAAACATTTCCATAAACCATTGTTTAACATTCAGTGGTAAATGATCATGTCTTTTCATTTTAGATTCATCTTCTCCATTATAAAATAAAGAATGTTCATTTTTAATCTTACCTACTAATTGTTTATTTGCAGGATAAAGTTCATTAAATCTTTGCTCATATATTGAATTGATTGCATGGAATATATCTAATGGCGTTTCATAACGCATGACACACTGACCTAAAAATGTGAAATTAAATTTCATAATCCCATTTCTTTTCTAATCTTTGTTGCAGATATTTCTTGTATTTCTTTTGGTAATACAATCTCTTCAATTTTGTAACCAACGTCTCTACCATAACAAATATTTGTAATATTAGGTACTTTGATAACATCAAATTGACCAACGTAATCTTTTAATTTTTCTTCAATACGTTTTTTAATATCTTCAAATACAAATGGATTATTATCTGTTTGTGGCATTGATCTAACCATAATAACAACTTGGCCAGTCTTCTTTAATATTTCTTTAAATAAAGCTAAATGTCCATCGTGGAATGGCTGCCAACGTCCAAGCATCTGTGCTGTTGGTTTAGAGTAGTCTATCATGTATCTCCTTTATTATGTTATCGTAATTAAAATCTTTTATCTCAAAGTCTACTTTTTTAGGTTTCTCAAATACTTTATTAGTATCTTCAAATCTTCCTTTATCAATTGTATTCATCCAAATCTTCATATCATAGAATGATCTATAAGATTCAAATGGACAAACAAAGTCTATAACAACATGATTAACTGCAAGATCACACATAGTCATCATACGATTAGCTTGTCGTTTACGACCGTTCTCTGTAAAATCCCAATCTTCAAATAACTTTCTAATCTCATCAGCATTAAAGTGTGGTATCTTTTTGTTCTCAACTAATTTCTTTGCAAATGTAGTTTTGCCTGATCCTGGTAATCCAAATATTAATATCTTCATTAAAATTTTATATGGCCATACGCATCAACAATGCTTTTAGGCAATTGTGATCTGTAAGGATTATCTTCCTTTCTTATATCTTCTCTAATAGTATGCATTCTATTTCCAACCACTGTATCGTCGTAACCTATACCATTTATTTTAAATTGATTCAAGGATTTATAGTTATGATTAAATCTAGGTATTTTTAAAAAGTCATATATTTTGTTTATCTCAATTTCTGGTTGATTTACTAAATCATCATATTTTAAATAATGACATAGATCAGGATAATTATAAGAATTCTTTATAGCTTCTAAATCTTTTGCAATTGCACCATCTTTATTCATAAGCATCCAAAGTTTTTCCTCAATTGTTTGTTTACCAAATTTATGGACAAAGCTTGTTGGTTCTTTTTCAAACCATTTAATATAAGATGCAAGAACATCTAAAACATCTCTTAAAATAATAATGCATTTAAAGGGACGTCTGAAATGTTTATTCATTAACATAAAATTACCAGGTGTCATAACAGGACCCCTGTCTATAATATAACGCTGCGGCCAGTCTTTATAATAAGTATCAAATACACTATCTAATACGTTATCTAATGATTTATGATCTGGATAGTTTTGAAATACATCTGTTTGCTTAAGTAAAAACAAATCCTTCATTATCTCTAATGTAATAGAATTAGGTGTTACAGCGATATCTGGATTTTGATTCATCAACGAACCAAATAGAGTATTACCAGATCTTGGTAATGCTACTAAAAAGAATAATTCTTTACTTGGATTGTTGTCCGAATGTAGGTTGTCCAATTGCTTTCTTCTCATCATGTTTTAATAATCCTAATTCTTTCTTAACTCTTTCAATAGTTTGCAATTGTCCAAGAACATTGAATACTTCTGGTTGAGAAGATCCAGGTGTTAATGTTTCAGCTTTATTCTTCATGATTTGGTGATATGATTCTAATTGATGAGTATTAACATTTTTAGTATCAAATGATCCATCATCAAATTCTTTTTTCAAATTAGACCACATATTAATTTCTCTCATACGATCTCTTGCAACTAACTCCATATTTGCTTGTGCATAAATCTTTTCATCTAAATCTATTTTATAGCATTCTAATTTATATTCATCTGTTTCAGTTTCTAATTTCTTTTCTAACCATTTAATCTTTGCATCATTACGTCTGTAATCAAAAGATAATGACATTAAATTTTCTAAAAATACGTTTTGTTCTCTAACACATTGCCAGTATTTAGAAGATATAGTTGGATACTTTGCATCTTGTAATACTGAAATTCTAGCTTCTGTTTCTGTTCGAAATATTTGTTTTTTTGTCCACGTATCACGAAGTTCCTCAACCATTCCTTTGAATGCATTAAGATCGTTTGGATCAAGTAGATTATTTAAGTGAATCTCTTCTTGTTGTATTAAGCTCTTTATATTTCTCTTCTCTGTCATTCGATTGGAGATATAGAGATTTTTTATGACGTTGTCAAGGTAGAAGCGGTTCCTGCTGCTGATGAACCTAAAGTCCATTCTTCTGTGTTAGCAACAGCTACTGTTGTAAGTCCACCAAAACCTA